AAAGTGCTAGCGTAAGTACGGACGGCTTCGGCCAGGCCGTACGAACGTACAGCACCTTAGCGCAGGTATGGGCCAAGGTCGAGTACAAGGGAACACCTAAAGAGGGGGAAGATACCGAGAAGCTAACGAGCGTAAATAAGGTACGCTTTACTATACGCTACCGCTCGGATGTAGACGCTACCAATAAAATAAGCTGGGGCGGTAAGACTTACGAAATTGAAGGCGTAAGCTTAGAGGGTAGAGAGCGATACCTTATTATAGATACTGTACTAAGGGACTGATGGCGCAGGGTATTTACTTTGAAGTAGACGGCTTAGAAAAGGCGCTAAAGAAGCTAGAGAAGCTTAAAGAGATAGACCGTAAAAAGGCTAGACAGTTTAAGACGGGTATACGTAAAGCGGCTAAGCCTTTAGTGAAAGCTGTTAAGGGATCTATTAAAGACTCCGATAAAAAAACAGCTACTACTAGAACAGTTAAAAAGAAAAACAAGGAAAGCACTATAACTAATAAGAGTGGTAACCTTAGAAGGTCTATAGCTTTTATGCCTTCTAAAAAGAGGGGAGCGCTACTAGGTTACGTAGGTGCTCGCTTTGGAAGTAAAGCAGGTAAGACCTTCGACGGGTATTACGCAGCTATCGTAAACTACGGACTAAAGAGAGGGCGTGCAAAGGCCCCTATTGAAAATACGCGTAACGTGGACTACGCGCTAAAAGGACACTTAAAAGCCAAAGCAGTAACGCAGCAGCTTTTATACAAAGAAGTACAAAACATTATAAATAAGAGCTTATACGAGCTCAGCAAATAATGAACGAAGGAAAAGCGATTTACTCAATACTAACCAGCGACAGCGACGTAAGCGCTATCGTAGGTACTAGAGTTTACCCACAAATAGCAGCGCAGGGCGCAGCTTTTCCTTTTGTGGTATATGTATTACAAAACGTAGAGCCTAGCGATACTAAGAGCGGGGTAAGTACTTTAGACGAGGTACGCTACGATATTGTAGTAGCTAGCGAAACTTACGCAGAGGTTAGCGATTTAACCGAAAAGATACGAACCGCTCTAGATCGTTACACGGGAACGGTAGCAGGTGTAGTTATTGACTCTATACAATTTCAAGATATAGACGCAGATAATGACCCAGGTACTGAGACTTACGTAACGAGCTCGGAGTATATAATAAGAGTTAAGCGATGAAAATAACACTAACGAAAAAAGTAACCTTACCTAGTGGTAAGAAGCTAGACAAAGGTCTAACTTTAAACGTAGTAAACGAATACGGCCGAGAGCTTATAGAAGCTGGTAAAGCTGTAGAATTTGGGGCAGAGGCCCCGCAAGTAAAAGAAGATAAACTAAATAATCTAGATTAAAAATGGCAACTACCGGAATTATGAACGGAACCCTATTAGGGGTTTATGTAGGCTCTACTCTAATAGCTCACGCTACCGAGGGCTCTATTTCTCTCTCAATGGATACGAGAGATGCAACTACTAAAGACTCAAGCGGCACGCGCTCGCTATTGGAGGCTACAAAATCGGGTACTATTTCAGTATCTGCTTTATACGCTGAAGATGCTACTTACGGCGTAGATGATCTTATGACAGCTTGGAGCGGACGCACTCAGCTTACAGTTAAATTTTCTACCGAAGTATCGGGCGACCATTACTGGTCTGCTGCTGCTTACGTTACTTCTTTGGAGGTTTCTAGCGGTATGGAAGATAACGTAACTTACTCGGCTACTTTCGAGCTTACGGGAGCTATTACGTACTCTACAGTAGCGTAATAAACACTAACACAAACACTTAAAGCAAATGGTTAAACACGTAGAAATAGGAGGAGCTAGCAGAGCGGTTAAGTACGGCTTTGCTGCGCTTATGGAATTTACCGAGTCTAACGGCTATACTATGGCCGACTTAGATAAACTAGGCGAGAATATGAAACTAAAAGACGCGCTTTTTTTAGTGTGGTGTGGATTGAAGCACGGCGCTAGAGTAGAAAAGCAACCTTTTAGCTATACGCTCGAAGATGTAGCAGACTGGCTAGACGAAAAGCCCGAAGCTATGGAGGAGGTATTAAACGTGTTTAGCTCTAGCTTTAGTTCTTCGGAAGAAGAAAAAAAGTAGACGGGGCGCCGGGTGAAAGCCCGGCAGCCCCTTTAACTTTTGACTATTACCAGGAGCTAGCTTTAGGGCAGCTTAGCTGGACGCCGGCAACCTTCTACGAAGCGACGCCTAGAGAATTGGAGAACGCCCTTAAGGGCTTCTTTAATTTATACGAAGTAAACCAGCAGCAAAGCTGGGAGCGGGAGCGGTGGAGTACTACAATACTAGTAAACCTACAGCTACCGAAAAACAAAAAGCTAAAACCTACGGACTTAGTCCGTTTCCCTTGGGAAATAAAACACAAAGCCGCAAAGCTAAACAAACAAGAAGCTAAAGCAATTCTAAGCAGATGGCAAAAAGAACAATAGCGAGTACTAACATTAGTATAGGTGCAAACCTTAGCGGCCTCCAGCGAGGCCTTAAAATTGCACAGCGCAGCCTCCGTAAATTCGGGGGCCAAGCGAAGCGCATAGGTAGCAGTATTACTAGTAATGTTACTCTACCTTTTGCCGCTGCAGGTGCAGCTGGTGTTAAGATGGCTACCGACTTAGATAGCAGCTTCTCGAAAATAGAGAACCTCGTAGGTATTACGGGGCAAGCTTTAGAGGACTTTAAAAGCTCCGTTAAAGGCGTAAGCGCTGAAACGGGCAAGAGCCAGCAAGAGCTAAGCGAGGCACTCTTTACGGTGGCCTCTGCAGGTCTTCGCGGCGCTGAAGCTACGGAAGTATTAGAAAGATCCGCTAAAGCCTCAGCTATTGGCTTAGGAGATACGCAGCAAATAGCGCAAGCCCTTACCGGGGTTATGCAGGCTTACGGTAAATCGGGAATGACGGCAGCGCAAGCTACCGACACCTTAACAGCTATCGTAAGAGAAGGTAACCTAGAAGCGGAAGCTTTAGCCCCTACCCTAGGTAGGGTAGTAGGTATTGCCTCACAGCTCGGCGTAAGCTTTGAGGAAGTAGGCGCCAATATCGCAACCTTTACCCGTTTGGGTGTACCGGCCGAGGAGGCCGTAGTAGGTTTACGCGGTATTATGGGTAGCTTCCTAAAGCCTACAGCTGACGCTAAAAACGCGCTAGCCGAGTTAGGAATGAGTGCGGAGGGCTTGCGTGAGATGGTTAGCGAGGATGGACTACAAGCTACCCTAACGCATTTAATGACAGCCTTTGAAGGTAACGACGAGGCACTTACTAGCGTCTTCGGGAACGTCCGCGCGCTATCTGCTGTACTCGGTACAGCTGGAGCGCAGGGCGAGACCTACGCCGCTGTACTAGATAACATTAGTAATAGTACGGGTATAGTAGACGACGGCTTTAAGAATGTAAGCCAAACCTCCGGCTTTAAATTCCAGCAAACCTTAAACAGTTTACGTAACGCAGGTATAGAGCTAGGAAACGCTTTACTTCCTTTGGTTACTAAAATAGCCACTTTTGTAACTACGGCTATAAACAGCTTTAGAGATCTTAGCACCGAAACTAAAACAGCTATACTAACCCTTACGGCAATAGTAGCGGCAAGCGGCCCTATTATGAGCGGTATAGGTTTTATAGCTACAGCGATAGGCGCACTACTTAGCCCGGTAGGGTTAATTATAGTAGGTATAGCCGGCGCTGGTTTTGCTATGTATAAATTTTGGGATCAAGTAAGGCCCATTTTAGTAGGAGTAATAAACTACTTTATAGACCTCTATAACGAGAGCGCGTTATTTAGGCTAGTTATTCAATTGGTAATAGCAAGCTTTAAAAACCTATGGACAGTAGGAAAAGCTTTATTTGATGGATTCGGCCAAAACCTAAAAGGTATAGGCCAGCTATTTTTAGGAGCTTTTACTTTTGATCTAGACAAGATTAAAGAGGGCTTAACTAATATTAAAGACGCCGCAGTAGATACCGTTACCGATATTATAAGCGGTATAAGCGATAACTACGGCGAAGCTATAGAAAACGCTTTTAGCCCTAAAGACAAGATAGAGCTAGTAACGGAGGACGGACTACAGCAGGGCATCGATAATATGGTAGAGCCTATTAAAAAAGCTTGGGGCGGCCTTACCGATATGTTCAGCTTTAAGGGTGGAGCGGGTACTAGCGGAGCTGGTGCTTCTACTACCCCAGCGGCAGTTATAGAAGATGCCGGCGAAGCAGCAGAAGAAGCAGAGCCTAAAATAAACAAGCTTAAAGAGGCCTTCAATAGCTTAAAGAATAATGTAGACGTAGTCGGCCTAATGGTTAACGAATTAGGCAACGCGTTTCAAACCGTCTTTACGCACCAAATAAACGCAGCTCTAGGAGATACCGAGCAGAGTTTTAAAGAAATGACCAGCAGCGTTATATCGGATTTAAAGCAGTTAGTAATAAAGCTTATAGCGGCAGCCGTAGCAGCGGCCGCGCTAGTAGCTTTATTAGCTATGGCAGGTATAGGAGGCTTTAGTATAAAGACCGCTTCCGATTTTGCTACTGGCTTTAAAGGCGTCTTCGCTGGAATGACGGGCGTAAAACTAGCTAAAGGTGGTCTAGCCTACGGAGAAACTTTAGCAGTAGTAGGGGATAACCCTAATGCTCGTATGGATCCGGAAGTTATAGCCCCACTATCTAAGCTGCAGAATATGCTAGGCGGAGTAGGTGGCGGTACTGTAACGGTAGTAGGTAAGCTAAGCGGCCAGGACATCTTACTAAGCAGCGAGAAAGCAAATAGAACACGAAGCAGATATAGAGGTTTTTAAATATGGGGTTACGGTTATATAGTGAATTTCACAGCTCGACGGATAAGCTCTTTAAAGTAGAGATCCACGACAGCAGCTTTAGCGGAACCGCTGAGGCTTTTACCGTTGCTAGTGATGGGTTTACCTTAAACTACAGCGGGGAAACCGACGATATAGTAAGCCCTATTATAGGCTCTAACTGTACTATAAGCGCGTACAATAATAGCGACGCTTTCGACACGTTTATAAACCTGCTAAAGAATTACCAAGAGGAGCGCTTTACTTTACGTATTTACGGAGAGGGCACCACGGTAGAGGACGGGCTAGTATTTGACTTTTACGATACTGAGCTACCGCCGGATAACGGGCTAAGGCTTTACTGGTGTGGTATTATTATGCAGGATCTAGTAACGGTAGAAGATACGCATAAGCCTTACGTATATAGCATAACGGCTATAGATGGAATAGGACACCTAGCCAATAAAGACTACACCTTTAGCGCTTTTGAAACTATAGAAGGTTTTGTAGAGCGCGCAGTAGGCGATATAGGTATAGACCATTTGTATGCAAGTGATGACCTGCTCTATGCAACCTGCTTAAATACTTGGGACACTAACCACAGCTACGACGTAAATACTGACGTAGCGACTCTTATACGTTACTACGCTCCTAACTTACAAAGCAGAGAGCAAGACGGTACGCTAGTCTACCCTAAGTACTTAGACATACTTAGAGAGCTTTGTATAGCCTTCGGCGCAAGGTTCTACCAGCGCGAAGGGGTTTACTACTTCGAGCAGTATATAGAGCGCACCGAAACAAGCAGAACAGTAAGCGCTTACTACAAGAACGGTACAAAAGCTTTTACTTCTACTGTTAGCGACGACGTAACCCTCGACGGTACAACCGGAGGAGGGGCACGTCTAGCGGGTAACCAGTTTAACTTCTTACCAGCACTTAAGAGAGTAGAGGTAACCCACAACAAAACACTAAGAGAAAACTTACTAGGGGGCTTTGTAGACTTTTATACTACTACCTCGGCTTTAGATATAGGGACGCTTTCGGACGATAACAACGCCTACCTAAAGCTAGACGGTACTCTTATTTATAGACTAACGCACCCAACCACGGGAAGTAATACGGGCTACTTTAGACCACGTTATAGAATAGAGCTAAAGATAGAAGACCAAGCTAACCCGGGAACCTTCTACTACCTTAAGAGGGACTGGAGCGTAAGCGGGGGTACTTTGTACGGAGCTACGAGCTGGACGACTACACCAAGCTATTACTACCTCGACGCGGGGCTATCTCAAAACAGCGCTACGGGTTTATTTGTAGCTAACCTTTTCTCGGTAGTTACTCCGCCTTTACCGGTAACCGGAGACGCTAGTATAGATATTGAGCAGAACGGCTTATATAATCAAAACAACGCCAGCGTAAGCGTACCTAGTGGGTACTTTGCGGGGTGGAGTGTAGAGAAGGTACTAGTAAGCTATTTAAGTGATGAGAGTAATAGCGTAGCCACGCGTTATATAAGCTCGAATAGTAGCGCCGATATAAACAGTAATCTAGTGCTAGATCTTGGCGAGGTAAGAACGGCGGACGCTTTCGGCGGGCCGGGTAGCTTCTTTGTATATACGGGCAGCACCTGGGTAGCTTCGAGCGATTGGCGCCGAGGGAACAGCGGAGGCTATAACGATTTACTAGGACTACTCGCTAAAGAGGTGTTAAGCTTACACAGCAAACCTATAGAAAGGTACAGCGGTACGATTGTAGGGCCTTACCCGTTCGGGGTAAGGTATAGCTTCGACGGTGCCTTTTGGCTTCCTATGAGCGGAAGCTATAACGCTAATATGGATGAATGGTCTAGCGAATGGTTTAAGGTTCAAAAGGACGACAGTAACGTAGCTATAGATAGCCCGGTAGATGACGGCAACGCTGCCGACTTCGTAGGAAGGGTAAGCGGCCAGCAGGGAACGGACGAGGTAATAAATGTACTCGACGTAAATACTACCGACGCTACCGTAAGTAATGACGCCACTATAGGTAACGATCTTACCGTAAGTGGCGGCAGTACGTTAGCGGCTACAAGCGTAACTAATTTTAACCACAGCGGTAACTTAATAGAGAATATAACCGAAGTATCGCACTCGCCAGGAAGCACTTATAATATAGGGGACTCCGAGTATATGATCTTTAATAAGTGGCAAGCGGGCGCAGCTAATGGAACGGCTACTATAAACCTACCGGCGGCGGGAGACTATGAAGGTAGGCTCATACGTTTTAAGAGCGACGGAAGTATAAGCTCTAGCCACGAGATCCTATTACAGCCGGACGGTAGCGACACTATAGACGGCGAGGCGAGCTACAGCTTTAACCGCGATTATGACGGTTTAATGCTCCTGGCTTATAGAAGCGCCTGGTATATAATACAACGGAAATCTAAGTAAATAAGTACTAACTTTATACTATATTAAATACATATAATGAATGAGAAAGGCTCAATTTTTTTACCTGCTACGCAGAGGCCTACTAAGCGGAGGCTTAAACTTAATAACGGAGGGCTTAGTTATGGCAAGTAAGTTTATAACCCAAGGCTTAAGCTTTCCCGCCCAAGGCTCTGCCGAGTTTGACGGGGCGAGTGATTATATCCAAACGAACGAAGAATTTGCTTTTGTAAATTCCGCTTATACCCTTTCCTTTTGGGCTTATTTGAATAGTTCAAATACTGGGCTATATCCTACACCATTTCAAAATGGAGCGTATAACGATGGCGGTATTCAACCATTTTACTTTGAAGCGTCCGACTATATTAGAATGGCGCATAACATAGATGGCGGAAATGCCGTTTATGGTGGCACTATTGGAATGGCTCACGATGAATGGTTTTTCATTACGTTTACCTTTGACGGCACAAGTGTAAGAAGTTATAAAGACGGCAGTCTTCAAAACACTACCGCATTAGCCGCACCATCAACGAATTTCTTTGATGCTAAAATAGGCGGAGGTGTTGTCGATACTTATTGGAACGGCAACCTCGCCAACGTCGCAATATGGAACCGCGCACTTTCAAGCGATGAGATTAATTCCGTGATGTGGAAAAGCTA